ATGACGGACATGCTGATCATCGTGCCGAGTCGGACTCGGCCGCAGAACGTGGCGCGTCTGATCGAGGCGTGGAGTCATACCGGCGCGTTCGCGGTGGCCGAGCTGCGCATTGACATCGACGCGGACGACCCGCGTTATGCCGGGTATCTGGAGCTGGAGCTACCCCGCGGGGTGCGCACCTCGACCGGGCACCGCTGGCGCCCCCTGGTGTGGAAGCTCAACCGGGCCACCCGGCAGGAGTGCGACCGTTACGCGGCGCTCGGGTTCATGGGCGATGATCATCTGCCGCGCACGGACGGGTGGGCGCAGCGCTACCTTGACGAGCTGCGCGACCTCGGGACCGGGATCGTGTACGGCGACGATGGTTACCAGCACGAGAACACGCCTACGCAGTGGGCGATGACCGCGAACATCTGCCGCGCGCTCGGCCGGCGCATGGTGCCGGCGCCCGTTGACCATCTCTACTGTGACGATGCCGTGCGCGACCTCGGGCGCGCCGCGGGATGCCTGCGCTATCTTCCCGACGTGACGATCGAGCACCTGCACCCGAGCGCAGGCAAGGCCGAGCGCGACCCGCAGTACGAGCGCGTCAACTCGCGGGCGCAGTACGCCGCTGACAGGCCGGCCTATCAGCGGTGGGCCGCCGAGACGCTGCCGGACCAGACGGCGCTCGTGCGCGCTCTCATGCCGGCGCACGCCCTACCTCCGTTCGCGCCATGACCGCGGCGCACCTCACCGCGATCTACGCGCGCCGCGACGAGCCGCAAGAGCTGATTGACGGGCTCCGCGAGAATCTCCGGTGGGTGGATCAGGTCATCGAGGTGCCCACCCCGACGAGCGGGCCGTGGCCGCACGAGGGACAGCTCAACGCCCACAAGCGCGAGCTGCTCGCGGCGGCCGGCGCCGGGTGGGTTCTGTTCATCGATCCCGACGAGCGGATTGAGGACCGGGCGGCCGAGCTGGTGCCGGCGCTACTCAGTAGCGCGTCAAGGCGAGCAGTGTTCACGTTCCCGTTCCGCGAGATGTGGACCCCCACCCAATGGCGATCGGACGGGCCGTGGGGAACCAAGGGCGACCGCAAGCGGCTGTTCCACCTGCACCACGGGCAGCGTTTCCCGCACAAGCCGATCCATTGCCAGCCGACACCGATCGTCTCGCGGCTGAGCCGTTGCCGACTGCCGGTGTTCATGTACCACCTCAAGATGATCGAGCCGGACAACCGTCGCGAGCGCGCCCGTGCGTACCTCGACGCAGACCCGCAGGGACGCTGGCTCAACGGCGGCGATTGGATGCACCTAGCCGACGAGCAGGGATTAGAGTTGACCGAGATCGAGGAGGGGCGAGGATTCACCCCGCCGTACCGACTCGGCTCATATCGGTTCGTGGCGCCGGGGAGGTGAGTGGGTGGACGCGCGCGACGTAGTTTTCATGGTCCGGCAGGGGCGTGAGTACGAGGAGCTGCGCTACGCGCTGCGCTCGCTGGTGAACCTCCCGCACGGGCGCGTCTGGGTGTACGGCGGGCAGCCTCGGTGGCTGGCCGGCGTGGCTCATGTCCCGGTGCGGCAGGGCTCGGTGGGACACGTCAACACGGCGCGCATTACGGCGGCCATCGCGGGTAACCGCGCGCTGTCGCCCGAGTTCTACTGGTTCCACGATGACATGTTCGTGGTCGAGCCGGTGGAGACGATCCCGCGGCTGTGGCGCAAGACGTGGGCGGACTGGGCGGCCACGGCACGCGAGCGGCGTGACCCGCACGGGCCGGCCAAGACCAACGCCACGGCCGAGGCGCTGACAGTGTTCGGCAAGCCGCTGGAGTACTCGTATGAGCTGCATGTGCCGATGGTGATGGATCGGGACGCGCTGCGGCGGATGGTGGCCGAGGTGACCGCGTGGCGCCCTGAGGCGCTCGCACAGGTGCAGAAACGATCTCTCTATGGCAACTGGGTCGGGTACGGCGGTACGCAGGCGACGGACGTGAAGTTCTACCGCTCGACGGCGGGCGCCCTCGGCACGTTCGCCTCGACCAACGATCAGGCGTTGGCCGGCGGCATGGGCGAGGAGCTGCGCGCGCGGTTCCCCGAGCGCGGTCAGTACGAGCGGGCGCCCGTGGCCGGACGACATGACGCGCTCATGGCCGGCCACCTCGCGGGAGGGGTGAGGTAGTGCAGGGGACTGGGGATCTGTCGCCGCAGGCGACCGCTCGGGCCGAGCGACGCGAGGAGCTACGGCTAGAGCTGGAGGGACTCCGCGGCCGGCGCGCCCGGTCACAGGATCCGGCCACCCGCGCGCGGCTTGATGCCCGCATACAGCGCGCAGAGGCGAGGCTGGGCCGTGCCTAAGTCGAACGGGCTGAGGATCAAAGTCAGCGGGCTCGATCGGGTGATGGGCCGGCTAGACGATCTCCCCGAGCAGATGCGCAAGGGCGCCGAGAAAGCCGTGGCGGACGAGACGGAAGAGGTCACGCAGGACATGCGCGACTCGGTTCCGGTCGACACCGGGGCGCTGCGCGACGGGATGCAATCGGAGGTCGACGGACTCAGGGGACAGGCGGTGTCGACCGCTGCGCACTCGTTCGCGGTCGAGGGCGGCACGAGCCGGCAGCCGGCGCAGCCGTTCGCGCAGCCGGCAGCCGAACGCTCGCGCGTACGCTTCCCTGACCGGGTATCGGCCGCGGTACGAGAGGAGCTGTCCGGGTGATCATCATTCCGACGATTGATCCGCTCGACGCGGTACAGGTGGGCCTACGTACGCTGCTCCTCGGCGACGCCGCGCTGACCGCGCTCATCGGCGAGAGCAGCGTGTGGGACGAGCCTCCCGAGGACGAGGACTTTCCGTACGTCCACATTGGAGAGGCGACCTCGATCCTCGATGGCACGCACAGCGGGCAGGGCCGGCAGGTGGCCGAGACGCTGCACTCGTGGGACAAGGCTCGTACCGCGCGCAGCGTCAACCGGATAGGAGCGCGGCTCGTCGCGGTGCTCGACCTGCAGGCCGAGGCGTTCGACGCCGTAACATCAGGGGTCACGGTGTGGATGATCCGCCACGAGTTCTCGCAAACGTTGCGTGATCCGGACCGTACGATCAGGCACCGCATTGACAGGTTCCGTATCTACACATCTCAGGAGGTGTGACCGTGGCAGGCGAGGATGGATTTGGCACGCAGCTACAGCGGTTCAACGGCGCGACGTTCGAGGTGATCGCCTCGCTCACGTCGATCTCGGGACCGGGTATCAAGCGTGAGACGATCGACGTTACGGCACACGACTCGCCGAACGGGTGGATGGAGTTCCTTGGCGGACTCAAGGACGGCGGCGAGGTGTCGTTTGACATGAACCGTCGCCCCAGCGTGCATGACGTGCTGGTCGCCGATTTCGAGGACGACGAGCCGCGCTCCTACCGCGTCGAGTGGCGCTCGGGAGCGGCGTGGACGTTCGACGGGATCTTGACCTCGTACGAGCCGGACTCGCCCTACGATGACAAGCTCTCGTGCGCGGCAACACTCAAGGTCACCGGTCAGCCGACCGTGGGCGATGCGAGTTCCCTCTGATGGCCAACACGCAAAGGGCACGTGCTCCGAAGACGGTCAGCGAGGCGCGAGCGGCAGCGCTCGCGCATCCGCTCGTCGGGGCGATTCTCGCCGCTGATGACCGTCCGTTCAAGGACATCGAGGTGCCAGAGTGGCCGCTGCCCGATGGCACGCCGGCCGAGATTCGTATCCGTGGTGCCAGCGGCACCGTGGTCGACGCTCACGACGCGTCGATGTTCGCACTCAAGGCAACGCAGTCCGGCGACATGAACGTAGAGCTGAGCAAGAATTACCGCTCCCGGTTCCTGGTCGGCTGCCTCTTCGATCCCGAGACCGATGAGCCGCTGCCGATCACTGCCGAGCAGCTCGGCAGCAAGTCTGGCCGCGTGATCAATCGGCTGTTCGCGATTGCTCAGCAGCTCAGCGGGCAGGGACCGAGGGCGATCGAGGAGGCGGGAAAAGACTCAAAGACCGACCTATCCGGGAGTTCTACCACCGGCTAGCCGGTCACCTCGGCGGGATGACGGTCGCCGAGCTGCTCGCCCGGATGTCGGGTGAGGAGCTGACCGACTGGCAGGCGTACGAGCGGGCGCACGGTCCGCTCGGGCCGGCTCGGGCAGACTGGCACGCCGCGCTCATAACCTCGATGCTCGTCAACGTCAACCGGGGCAAGAAAGGCAAGCCGGCGCAGCCTAAGGATTTCCTGCTCGCGTTCAAGAGCGCCAGCGAGGCTAGCGATCCGGAAGAGCTGGAGAGGGTCGGCAGAATGCTAGCGTCGCAACTCGGGGGCGAGTGGACCGACGCACCAGCGGAGGGAGGCGAGGCAGACGGATGAGCACCATTGACGATCTTGTGGTGGGCATCGGCATCGACGCCGATTCGCTGGAGAAGGATGCCGCGCACGCCAAGAGCATCTTTGACTCCACGTTCGCCAAGATCACCGCGGCAGGCACCGCGGCCGGGCTCGGGCTGGAGGCGTTCGCTCGCGGGCAGGCGGACAGCAATATCCAGACGCGCGAGCTGGCGGCCTCCCTCGGCATCAGCGAGGGCGCCATGCGCGACCTCGCGACCGAGACCGCTAATGTCGGGTTCCCTCTTAACGAGGTGCTCGACCTGATGGAGACGGGTAAGCAGCAAGGACTCAAGAGCGCGGATCAGCTTAAGGCGTACGCCAATTTCTGGGACATGGTGGGCGACGCCACGGGCGAGAGCGCGACCGAGCTGGGCAAGGCGGGGACCGCGCTGCATACGATGGGCATCGGCGTCGGGCACGAGTCCGACGCGCTCTCGGCGCTCGGGTTCATCCAAGAGCACACCACCAGCTCTCAGGCCGATTTCCTCGCGCTGCTCGGTCGGATCGGCCCCGATCTGCAGGCGACCGGGCTGGACATTGATGACACCGCGGCGCTCCTCGGCGAGATGGAGCAGCAATTCGGACTCACGGGCCGCGCGGCGCGCACCGAGCTGACGAGCGCGCTTAAGGAATCGGACGGTAATTTCTCCAAGCTGCTCGATAACCTCGGCATCACCGAGACGCAATTCGACGGCTATGCCGATGCGGTCGAGAATTCCTCGGGCGTACTCCAGCGCAATAGCGACATTGTTGATCAGTCCTTTACGCCGCTGCAGAAGTTGCAGGAAGAGGCCGAGGAGCTGAAGTTCAAGTATGGCGCTTTCGCTGACGTGGCCGGGATGCTGTCACCAATCCTCATGTCCATGGGGCCGATTTATGGTCTGCTCACGAGCGGCATCGTCAAGAACACGGCGAGCGTGGTAGCCAACACCGCAGCTACCGTGTTTCAGGCCGGCAAGACTGCCGTGATCGCCACGGCCACGGGGCTGTGGACGGCTGCCCAATGGCTACTCAATATCGCCCTCGACGCGAATCCCATCGGACTCGTGATCTTGGCTATTGCGGCGCTCGTCGCCATCGTCATCCTGATAGCAAAGAAGACCACGTGGTTTCAGGACGCGTGGCGCGTCACGTGGACATTCGTCAAGAAAATCGCGAGCAACGTGTGGGACTGGCTGCGTGGGCTCCCGAGCAAGATTGGCGCGGTGTTCAAGAAAGTCGGAGGGTTCATCTCGGCGCCTTTCCGGGCTGCGTTCAACTTTGTCGCTGACGCGTGGAATAACACGATCGGGCGCCTGCAGTGGTCAGTCCCCTCATGGGTGCCCATTATCGGCGGAAACACGATCGGCGTCCCTAACCTGCCGCACTTCCATCAGGGCGGCACCGTGCCGGGTACGCCGGGCACCGAGGTTATCGGCGTGCTGCGCGCCGGCGAGCGCGTGATCCCGGCGGGACAGTCCGGCGGCGGCGGGGGCGGGGGCATCACCATCGACTCGGCCGGGAGCGGGATTGATGACGCGATCGTCCAGATCATTGCTCGCGCTGTGCGTCGCCGTGGCCCTGCTGCTATCGGCATCCGAGTCAAGGCGGCCTGACATGGGGGCGACCAACATCCGCTCCCGTCTCTACTACTCGGGCGCATGGCAGCACGCTCGGTCGCTGGAGCGCCAAGAGGTCAAAGCGACGTGGGGGGTGCCCGACGAGGGCTCGGACGCGCTGACGCCAGCGATCTGTACGGCGGAGCTGGACAACCGTACGGGGGCGTATGCGCCTGACGACACGCGCTCGTCGCTCTATGGCGTGATCGGGCGCAACACTCCCGGCCGTGTCGCGCTCCTGCCCGGGCTGACCTCGGGCGAGATGAGCGACACGGCCGACGCGTTCGGCCGCACCTCAGTCGACTCGTGGGGCTCGGCCGACTCGGGCGAGGTGTGGTCGCTGGTCGGGCAGGGCGGCGCGATCGGCGTCGC